TTCTAAAGAATTATTGATTGACGCTTTAGAAAACATTATTGATGCTTTGATACTTACAGAAGATGTCCCTACAGAGACCACCAACATTGATATTTTGATTGACAAGCTCTTGGAAGAAGACTAGAATAGGCTTGTTACTATTTACTAAGGAAACATAATGTCTGTACTAGAAAATCCGACGCATTCGCTACAGGAAGCTTTCACAGCACTGCGAAGTTTTGAGAGCGACATCCGAGAGATGGACGGTATCTCAAACTTGGATTATGCGTCTGTTGAAGAGATGATGCAGCTTGCTAGCGACGCTCACTTAGTTAAGTCGTACGCTACTGAGTTGTTTAATGAGCTTCAGTCTATGTTGACTGAGAAGATCGGCAGTCTTCCAACTCCCGTGGCTGTTGATGGGGCCACGGTAGAAATTAAGTCTGGTTCTGCTCGCAAGACGTGGGATCATAAGGCGCTGATGAACGAAGTTAGTCGCCGGATCGTTGATAAGAGCGTGGACATGGAGACTGGCGAAATTACCATGTCGTCGCAGGAGATGATTCAGCACGCTATGGAGTACATGGGCGTTTCTTATTGGAAGGTCGGTAACTTGAAAGATCTTCACATTGACGCAGATGACTACTGCGAAGTTGGAGAACCGAAGAAGAGTCTAGTTATTAGGAGAGATAAGTGAGTATTTTGCAAGCATTGTCGGAGCCTTTTCCGAGAGAGGTTGAGCGCCAGCTAAAGAAGGGCGGCGCTTCTCTAACATACATCCCGGTTAGTGAAGTCATCACGCGCCTAAACAAGGTACTGGGTGTAGACATGTGGTCGTATGAGGTTGTCTCTTGTGCGAGAGACTCACTAGATCCTGACTATATTGTGGCTCATGTCCGTCTGACGGCCACGTTTGTTCCCACAGACAGCGCACCTGCCCTTACCGTCGTCAAGGACGGCATTGGTGGGCAGAAGATTAAGCGTACACGGGCTGGAGACATTGTTGATCTGGGCGACGAAATGAAGGGTGCCGTTTCAGACGCTCTCAAGAAGGCGGCGCAGCATCTCGGCGTCGGTATTTATCTTGCCCGTTCCGAAGAGGCAATGAATCTCGAATACGTTGAAGAGATGTCTGATAAGCCTGTAGCGGAAGAGCATTTTGCAAAGCTACGAGAACTTCTTAATTCTCTAGATCAGGAACATGCTGTAAAGTGCAAGGAGTATTGGGCGACCATTTCGGAAGGCAAAGAGTTTGTGAACGAAAACGTCACGAACGATCTTCTTCAGAAGATTTTGGTTTTTGTAAAGTCGCTACGTAATGCTGAAGCACAATGATGCAGAGTCCTCTACCGATTGATCCGGTACCTTATGAGTTCCCGAAGTACATGTCGCCAAGTTCGATTAGTACTTTTCAGCAGTGTCCTCTGAAGTACAAGTACGCCAAGCTGGACAAGCTCCCGAGTGTCTCCACAGAACCTCAAGTGCTTGGCTCTTTTGTACATGAAGTGCTAGAAGAGTTGTTCAAGCTGCCAGCGGAAGAGCGAACGGAAAAGTCTGCGAGCAGCCTTGCGAAAAGCTTGTGGGAGTCGAAGTGGGCTGATGAGTACTTTGGTTTAGACGACCGTGACGATGATCCCAACAACTTCAAGTGGAAGGCGTGGTGGTGTATCGAAAACTACTTCGGCATGGAAGACCCCACGCAGTTTGACGCTGAAGGCATTGAAGCCAAGATGGACGGCGATATTGACGGTGTACCTATCTTCGGCATCATTGACCGTTACACAATTGAAGACGGCAAGCTAGTAATCTCGGATTACAAGACAGGCAAGAAGCCTCGCAAGCAGTACGAGTGGGAAAAGAAGATGCAGATTACGATCTACAGCATTCTTCTCAAAGAGATGACAGGCATGGACGTTAAGCGTGCAGAGTTGCTCTATGTTAAGTCTGGCCAGTTTGCCCGTTACGATGTAGACGAAGAGCTTGAGAACGCTGTTCGTGTTGAGGTTCGCAACACATGGGATCAAGTGAAGTCCATGTGCGAGTCGGGCGAGTTTGAAACCCGGACTGGTCCTCTTTGTAACTGGTGCGATTATCAGCATATCTGTCCTGAGTTTGGAGGTGTCTGAGTCATGTCGCAGAACGACAACTTTGCAATGTTGGTGTCTGAAGATATTAAGAACAATGCTTCTCAGCAGGATAAGGACTTTCTCCGTCTGCCAGAAAATCAGTTAAAGTGGAGAGACGCTTTAATTACGATCGTTGAGACAGTCACAGCAAAGATTACAAGTTTAGACGAAGAGATTGCTCGTCTTCGTGGAACATACACTACCTTCACGATTGACCCTGCTGCTGGGTTAGAAGAACAGCGTGACAAAGCCGCACGGTTCCGGTTTTATGCGGAAAAGCGCTTGGTCGAAGTAGACAGGTTGCTTACTCTCGGAGAAGAAGCCGACCCTGAACTTTCGCTTGCCACGTTTTTACGAAATGCAATTTTAGCTCACAAGCAGTGGCATATAGATAACGACATGGTTAATTCAGAAGGCGATGATTGCTTGTATAAAGCGTTAGACGGGGTTTGGGGTTTCTAATGAAGATTGGGTTTGCCACTAACGACTGGTCTCGTAGCGCTACGGATGCTATGGGGCATCCTGTGATTGGCGGTTCTGGCTTTATTCGCATTGGGCAGTATATTAAGCCTTTGCGTGACGCTGGCTATAATGTTGTGATTGGTATCTTAGCGCAGAACAAGTTGACCGGAACGTTCGGTGTTCATTCGTGGGATGGTGTTGACTCGTTTGATTGTGATGTGATTGTTATGCAGCGTTACATGCATATGCAGGTGCTTCCTGATATGAAACGTGCGCAGGCGGCTGGGCAGATCATTTTGAATGATGTTGATGACTGGTATTGGGGGCTTAGTGACAAGAATCAGGCCAAGTCAGCTTCAGATCCCGAGTTGAACAAGAACGAAAACGTTTTGTGGTACAAGAACATTTTAGAGCAGTGTGACGGGATCATTACGTCTACTCCATTTCTTCATCAAAAAATGAAGGAGTGGAATCCGAATACTATGCTGCATGGCAACTATGTAAATCGTTCAAAGTATACCACTCGCCGCATTCACGAAAAACGTAGCGATAAGATGGTTGTAGGATGGATGGGGTCTACTGCTCATAGAAGTGGTGATTTGGAGATTCTTCAGCCTTATTCAGATTCTATCAGCAAGTTTGCTACGTGGCATCACACTGGACATATGCAGGCCCCTAACATTCCTTTGTTCCATAAGGAAATTAAAGTTAGTGCGGGCTGCGTAACGACCCATCCTTTCTTAGCTCCTTATGAGTTGGAGAAGGGGTTCCTCTTTGATGTAGGGATCGTGCCGCTTACAAACATTCCTTTCAACCATGCCAAGTCTTACATCAAAGGTCTTGAGTATGCTTGTGGCGGTGTTCCGTTTGTGGCGTCTTGGTCACCCCAGTATGAAGAGCTAGCGGAAGAGCACGGCATCGGTGAGATTGCTCGTGACCCGAAGGATTTCGTAAAGCTTTTGAAGAAGTACCAAGACGTTGATTATCGGCAAGAAATTTCAGATTTGAATTGGAAGCGGGTCAAGAAATTTGATGTAAGGATCGGGGCGACTCGTCTTATCAAAACAATCAATAACTTAGTGAAGCGTGCAAGATGAAGCGAGGCAAACCTCTAAAGAGAACGCCGTTGAAGCGTGGTAGTAGTCAGTTGAAGAGAACTCCTTTAAAGAAGCGTTCCGATAAGATGTCGGAAAAGTATGTGGGCCGTCGAAGCATCGTTCAGCAACTTCTGTCTGAGCGCCCGCATTGCGAAGCTTGTTTAGTGTGGGCTTCTTACGATTATCAGACAGGCAATAGTGATTCTCTTTTCGTGAAGCACAATAGAAGTAAAGACATTCACGAACTTGTGAATAGGTCACAAGGCGGAAGCATCTTGGAATACGAGAATCTACTGGCAGTGTGCAGGCCATGTCACAGTAGAATAACTACAGAACCTTTAATTTCTGAAATGCTTGGCCTTCATTTAAAAAGCACATCAAACAAAATGTCGCATTTCCTCGAAGCAGAAAGGGTAAGAAATGCCTGGAAAAACGGAACTCCTGCAGAACCTTATTGGTTCAGCGCTGACTGAGCATCCTGATCTACTAGACGAAATCAACAGCCTAGCTGGAGGGTTCGCTGATAAGGATCTCCCGTTTCTAGATAGAGAGGACGTTAACGAAGCGTTCCTATCTAATATTCAGAAGGGGTGGCGTCAGAACGGTGTTGTAATTGTTGACTCTTTGATTCCTGACGACATGATTGAAGCATACCGCCAAGACTGGATTCAACATAATCGTGTCAACCACGACCGTCCGTTGGGTTACCCCGGCGAGTGTGCTTACTTTCAGGTAGAAAGCCTAATGAACATCGCCACTTACGCTCCATTGCATAATATCCTTGAGCATCTTATTGGCGATCAGATGGGTATTCATTTGAACTTGACTGGCTGGAAGTCCACAGAGAGGAACTGGCATCAGGATGGGTATTTGAATCCTGACTCCAATAAGGATCATTACTTGGCCGTGTGGGTTGCGTTGGATGATGTGCACGAGGATGCTGGCCCGTTTGAGTATGTTCCGGGCAGTCATGTTCTTCCGGTCATTACCCAAGATGCGACAAAGGCTAGGTTGGAGCCGCATGAGCGAGACGATCCTAACTGGCCTAAGTACTCGGAACGTTTTCTTACTCCTATGTTTGAAGACATTCTAGATCGTGGTAATCTTGAGACTGAAAAGTTTATTGCCAAGAAGGGTGATGTGTTGATTTGGCATGCTCGTTTGATGCATCGTGGTTCGACTCCTAATAATCCTGATTTGTGGCGAGAGACAGCAATTCTTCATTATTCAGGTGTGAATCATCGTCCCGATATGCCACAAGCATATCAGCATGAAGACGGCGGATGGTTCTTCCCAATCAATCAAAACATTCCGTTGTGAGATGGCTGCTAATTACGGGACAGCGGCTAAAGCTAAGGCTACAAAGCTACACAGTTTACTTGTAAGGACTCGTGATGGGTTTCGTTGTCGCTGGTGTGGCGTTCACAAAGATGACGGCAAGCAGATACAGTGCGCTCACATAATCAGTCGGTCTATCTCGGCTACTAGGACTGATGAAAAGAATGCCGTTGCGTTGTGTGCGTCGTGTCATTGGAAGCAATCTAAAAACCCGCTGGTTTGGGCGAGGTGGCTTGAAGACGAACTAGGTAGAGAGCATTTAGACGATTTGCTAGAACGTGGCGTTTCGGGAGTGAAAGTTGATTGGGGTAGCGAAGTTGAACGACTGCAGTCTATTATTGACGAGATGAATGGAAACGGATAGAATAGCGACATGAATAGTACAAGAACTGCGCCAATCAGTCAGGTTGAAGTTGAGTCTGAACTTGTCCGCTTGATTGGCGAAATTGAGCAAGAAACTGAAGCGTTTGAGATCCTCTGTAAGGATCACGCCCAAAAAGAAGCGTCGTACAAGAGCGCTTGGTATAAGGAATATCTAGCAGCGGAAGGCGCTGTTAAGCAGAAAGAAAGCTGGGCGGGTTACAAGACAAGTGATCTTCAGTACGATTCAATGATCGCTGAAGCCTTGGTTAAGGCAAAGCGTGAACGTCTTCATTCGCTACGAACGGCATGTGATGCTTTGCGTACGATTGCTGCAAACGTAAGATCACAAGTCAAGTTTTAGGAGAACGACATGAAAAAGCAGTTACTTAATGTGGGATGCGGTACCCACTACATCGACGGGTGGGTCAACACAGATGTGTGGGAAGATCATTCCACCACGCCTGATGTATTGGTAAAGATGGATGAGCCGTATCCGTTCGAGGATGACACATTTGATGCGATCTATCTCGGCCATGTTCTTGAGCATATTGCGTGGCCAAAGCTTGGTGTCTTTTTGACAGATATGGTTCGTATCGCTAAGCCCGGTGCTCCGGTCCTTGCTGTTGGTCCTGATGTCCATAAGTGCATTAAGCGTTGGGCAGAGAAACTGGAGCCATGGGACATGGTTGTCTCCACCATGGAGCATCAGGATGTAGACTCGCAAATCTATCACATGTCCGACGATGGTCAGTATCTTACCAAGACTCCACCAGAGTGGTGGGATGGTGCAGCGCATCATTGGAACTGCTATGAAGAGCGCTTAGAGCTGGTCATGAATACACACTTTGATAATGTACAGGTATACTCTCCTTATATTGAGCAGGACCTTCCAGGCAACCGCCAGGATTGGTATGACTCCCGAACAAATATGCGCTGGCCTACCGTCGGGTACTGGTGGTGGCAGTGTGCAGTTATGGGGTATGCGCCGTCATGATCCATAACATCGCTTCAAACATTCAATCCCTAGCTGTAGACATTGAGCTACTGAAGCCTCTTGAGGTTAATGCACGTCGTGGTAACGTTGAAGCAATCATGGCGTCTTACAACAAGTTTGGACAAGTAAAGCCAATTGTCGCCGTAGAAGACGGTGACAAGCTTTTAGTTATCGCAGGAAATCATCAGCTAGAAGCCGCTAAGCGTTTGGGTTGGCAAGAAATTGCTGTATCCATCGTTGATCTAGATTCAGAAGACGCCCTCGCTTTCTCGTTGGCAGACAATAGGATTTCCGAGCTTGGTGAGACTGATGAAAGCGCTCTTATTGACTTGCTGTCGGATGCTGTTAGCCTGGACGAAGATTTTTACAGCACTCTTGGTTGGGACGATTTCTCGATTGCCACGATCGAAAACAATGTAATTTCTTCGGAGGTTTCAAGCGCTCCGAACGATGGTTGGACTGCCCCTCAGATCACAGTAAACAGGGTTCCTGAAGAAAACAACTTGCCTGCTTTTGTAAGCGAAGGCAAAGATGACACTCCGACTCAGACATTTAATCCTGAAGGTGTAAGTACTGATACGATCGTAACTCAGGGTAGCACGACCGTAGGTGCGGCAGGCAGCAAGAACGTCGCTATTCAGTTTACGCTTGTTTTTGAAAACACCGATCAGCAAGCTGGGTGGTATCGAATTCTTCACAAGTTGAAGGAAAGTCCTGCCTATGAGGGTGCTACAACGACGGAGCTTTTGTTTGATTTCTTTGACCAGCATCTGGAGTAAGTCTCGTGCCGCGTAAGCAAATGTATTTGGACATAAACTGTGTGGAGGCTGCTAGGCAGCGGATTCGTCACGTCTACGATATTTTTGACACGGTTTGTGTTCAGTTTAGTGGCGGTAAAGATAGCACCGCTGCGTTGTATCTTGCAAAAGAAGTTCATGAAGAGCGTGGGCTTGGTCCGGTCAAAGCAATTTTTCGTGATGAAGAGATTATTTCGCCTGCAGCGGAAGAGTTTGTTACTGAAGTAAGTAACTATGATTGGGTGGACATGGAATGGTACTGTCTTCCTCAGTTGCAAGAAGTTTGGTCTATGGGTACTCGTGAACTGGTTTTATTGTGGTCTGCGTTTCGAGAAGAGTGCGACATGTTGGTCCGAGACTTCCCTCCGAACTGTATTCGAGCCGAGCACTTTGGATTGTCTGGCAATCTACCTCTTCCCAAACGCATAGATGAATACACAATGCAAGGGAAGCGTGGCCGTACTGCGTTCATTACAGGGGTTAGGGCAAATGAGTCAATGATTAGGTATCGGTCGGTTACTCAGAAGCTCCACGAAAACTATATCAACCGCCCCCAAGGATTGCCTAAGGCCATCCCTTTAAGGTTTGCGAAAGTTATTTACGATTGGACTTCTGATGATGTTCTGAAGTTTATCACTGAAGAACACGGGGCTTCATACTGTAAATACTATGATTACGCTATGTTGGGCGGTGCAAATCAGCGGGTCGGTACGCCTTTGTTTTCTACGGCAGCCAGAAGACTGACTGACGTAGTTAAAACTGAGCCAGAGTTCTATGATCGCCTAGTTGAGACGTTTCCTCAAATAGATACTCAGCGTCAACTTTGGGGGGAGTATGACATTGAGGCAGTTGTGGATCAGTTTGCCGCAGATGGTTGGGACGGTGTTAAAGAGTGCATTGAAACGCATTTTGATGACGTTGACTATCGTCGTCTAGCATTTTCTTTTGCCGACAAGTTTAGAACTTCACACAACAAAGATCCTTTCGCTTACCCGATTGATCACTTAGTAAGAACTTTGCTACTAAATTCTGTTGTTGGTAACCCGTCACCTGTCGGGCCACAAACAATTGCACATAAGAAAAGGATGAAGGCTTTCTATCAAGACATGGCTGATGCCGACAGTCTTGACTTGCAGGACGATTTTAGGTTAAGTTAAGCACATGTATATTTCAGTTACTCCCGACAGAATACAACCAGCTTTTTGGGGTTCGGTAAACTATATTGTTGCGCCCGACTTCCGAAAACTGACAGCTTCTATTGAAAAGTTTGGAATCCTTCAGCCCATCGTATGCCAAAAGTCCACAGCGTGCATTATTGATGGTTTACATCGTTGGAAGGTTGCTAAGCTTCTAGACTTGCAAGAAATTCCTGTTGTAACCGTCGATGTAGACGACGTTGAAGCATCGCTACTCCATGTCAACATGAATCGAAACCGAGGCATTGTTGTCAATAAGTTCTTGTCTGAGCTTTTACAGGAAATATTTTTTGACAACGATGTTGACCCTGAAGATTTTCAAGAGCAGTTGGGTTTGGAGGATGAAGAGTTTATGTTGCTGATGGAGGGTTCGTTAATCAAGATGCGAAAAATTAAAGAGCATAAGTATTCGCCTGCGTGGGTGCCTATTGAATCAGCGGCTGGAGAAAATATTCAGATTGAGCGACCTAATGGCGATCCTGAGTCGCTGTGATAGGAGATAGAATGGGAATGGAATTTAATGCGTATCAGGTCGGCGCTAAGACGACCGCTATTTATCCGAAGGAATCAGCGGTTGAGTATCTGACGCTTGGTCTTGCTAGCGAAGCAGGTGAAGTTGCTGACAAGGTGAAGAAGCACATTAGAGACAGCGACGGGGACTATACTGATTCAGTATTCCGCTCTGCTATCAGTAAAGAAATTGGTGATGTGCTTTGGTACGCTGCTGTGCTTGCCTGGGAGCTTGGCATTGACCTCAACGATATTGCTAAAGAAAATATTGAGAAGCTTTTTGATCGATACGATAGGAATGTGATTCAGGGGTCCGGTGATGAGCGATAAGTCGTGGCTTGACCTGGGGACCCGTGTTTCTTCAGAGCAGTCCAATAACGAAATTTTGCTCAAGTCCAAAGGCGATTACACTGTCACATTAAGTCCTGTCTTGATGCATGACGATGTTATGGGCAAGATTGCCACGTTCCCTAACCGCTTTATTATTAATCGAGTTAGCTTGGATCAGACTCACCGCATCATGTGGGAAGTCGTGAAGGAACGGTATTCGGTTGTACCTAACTCTAGTATTTTGGACAGAGCTAGAGATATTGTGGCGAAAGCAAACGGCGCAGCCTCTTTACATAGCTGTGGTGTGCTTGAAGAAGGTCGCAAGTTCTTTGTAGCCGTTAAGCACAGCAGTACGAATATTCTTTCCACCATGGGTGAAGATGTGATTGATAACTACATTGTTGTTATCACTTCCCACGATGGAAGCATGCCGGTGTGTTATTACAATCTGGATGTGCGAGCAGAAACTAATTCTGTGTATCGTTTTTCAACGGATGCTGATTTCAGTTTACGTAAGCGCCACACCCCTAACGAGACAATTGATTCTATGGATGCTACAGAAGCTCTTACTATGCGTCAGATATGGTCGGAGAAGTTTGATCTCATTATCAGCGACTTTACATCTTCTCACATGTCTCCTGATAAACTTTTCAAGGTTATGGAAACGTTCTGGTCAACGCAGGGTGCGTCTTCCGCTAAGAAGCGTTCTAATGCTGAAGATGTTCATGAAACAATCAAAACTATTTATCGTCAGCCGCACAACCTGGGCAGATTTGGTGACACGAAATGGGCTGCATATAACGCAATTATGGAATACATTGATTTCCATAGAGACATTCCGCCCATTGAAGCAGCGCAGCATTCTTTGGAGCTAGACAATTACAGTCACAGACTTAAAGTAAATGTCTTTAACGCTATCCGAGACGCATAATCAGATTATAATCTCAATCTTTTTACGTAGACCCATTCCAAGTCCAGCACAATAGTTGAAAGCATGGACTGTGGCGTCAACTTGGTCGTCGTGCACACGTGCTTCAGGGAAGGACGATATTTCGTCTAGAAAGTCTGTGTTCCATGCTGCCCGGATCAAGCGGACGTTGCCGTTTGCAACAGCGGCTGAAAGTGGCTTTGCTCTTGTTGCTTTATCGCCGGTAGCTCGCTGGCCTGTAAAGTTGTAGCCTGGGAGAACATATCGAGCGTACTGGTCAATCAGGTTTTTACCCGCAGACCCCGGCTCCTGCTCCATCATGATTGGAATTTCTGGACCGTCTTCTGCAGCCGTGGCTCGAATAAACTTTTCTACTTTATCGCCTTTAGCCCTGATCCGGCGAACGTCCAAGATGTAGAACACGCCGTTGTCGAATGCCCCGAGACAGCCAACGGTCCAGTCAGGGTCCGGGTTTGACTGTGTTGGTTCTGAGCCAGCTAAGTCCCAGAACCTTACGATTTGTGTATCGTTAGAGAACGAAGGGATCTCACTGTCATCTATGATCTCAAAACTTTCTCGATTGAAAAGTGATCCTAGGGCGGTTGACCACCAGTCACCGAACTCCAGCCGTTTTCTTTCAACAGGGTCTAGCTCTTGAAGAACTGCTCGGTAAGAGGCCGGGTCAATGCCGGGGTTGTCTGTTAGCATGGAAGGGATAAAGATTCTTCCACGGTCTTTTCCTTCAACAAGGAATCGCTGCCGTACCCAGTTAGGTGCAGGGTTTGTTGCTGCGCGCATTCTCAATGGGACTTGAGCCAGCGGGCCTGATGCTGGACGGCGAAGACGAGAGAACATGTAACGATAGTCAGACTCTCTGATTTCTGTTACCTCGTCCATTCCGATGAACTGGAACTCGGAACCCTTGTATCTGAGGTAGTCGTTGACGTTGTTGAGATAACCGAATGTTACTCTGGCCCCGCTAGGGAACGTGGCTGTGTAGCTGTTTGCGTTCCAGTGAACGTCGTCGTATTGCATGGTCCAGTCTCTGAAGCGGTCCATGAGAGCACCGGGTAGTGCAAGGTCGGCGTATGTGCGCCTAAACAGGATTGCGCTGTAACCGGGAACATCGACGTACTGTAGGGCAGCCATGATGAGGGCGCTGGATTTGCCGCCGCCTGCTGCTCCGCCAAAGAGCACTTCTTGTGCGGTGCTTTTTAGGAAGACTTTTTGTGTGATCGACGGTTCTTCGATCCAATATTCGGAACGTTTCGGTTCTAAGTATTGCCGAATTTTGTTCCAGTCTGGAGCCTCGTTAGACATATGTGCTTGAATCCTTGACTATTTACCGGTAAAGTATAAACATGATGAATTTTTTTAGTCGATCAACGTGCGCCCATCTACTTATGTGTCTTTCTGTAATTCTGATTGGGCTTGGTCTTAGTATACTAAGTTTAGGGTGGGGTTTGGCAAGTGCTGGCCTTGCGTGCGGTATTTATGGATATCTCTTAGGGGCTGAATAATGGCATGGAATTCCACATCTAATAAATCACTTCGCAATATTGCTATGAATCCGGTGGAGCAGAAGGCTGCTCCTATTTCTGTTGGTGCCCCGGTTTCGTACAGTCCGTCTCTTGCGGATAATCGTGGTTATCATGATGGTTGGGATATTGTTAAGGCTTACAAAGAAGGTGTCGCTAAAGTTACTTGGGTGTTTAGAAGCATTGATGTCATTGCTTCAAATCAGGCCCGTCTTCCTATGGTTTTACGTAAAGACAACAATCCCTTTGGTGAGATTGTCCAAGATGCTGATTTGTTGAAAATCTTCAACAACACTGCCAACCTGGGTGAGAATGCGTTTGCGTTTAGGTACCGTTTGTCTGCTCAGCTTTTGATGAGTAGTCGTGGTGTTTTTGTTGAGATTGTACGAGGTAGAGGTGGTGTTCCCATTGCGCTTCACCTTTTGCCGCCTCAGAATACTTCACCTATTCCTGATGTTCAGAAGTTTGTGAAGGGGTTTGAAGTCAAGATTAGTGCACATGAGAAGCGCACGTTGCGTCCAGAGAATGTCATCTGGATTCGCCGTCCGCATCCGTTAGATCCTTACTTGTCGATGACCCCAATGGAAGCTTCTGGCGTGGCTATCGAAGTAGAAAGTTTGGCTAAAATCTACAACCGGAACTTCTTGATTAACGATGGGCGTCCCGGCGGTTTACTTGTTCTGCGCAGCGAGATTGCTGATGAGGATAAAGAAGAGTTACGTTCTCGTTTCCGTGGCAATATCGGTAGAGCGGGCGCTGTAGGTGTCATTTCTGCCGATGATGGTGCAGATTTTGTTGATACTGCAGCCAGTCCACGTGATGCGGCCTATATTCAGATGCGTACAATCACCAAAGAAGAGATTTTGGCAGCGTTTGGTGTACCTGAGTCTATCATCGGCAACTCGTCTAACCGTACTTTCGCTAACGCTTCTGAAGAGGGGAAGGTTTTCTGGATGGAAACTATGTCACCTCACTTGGACTTGATTGCACGATCGTTCGACAAGATTGACCCTACTTATTACATTGATTTCGATACCGGTAATGTTCCCACGCTGGTTTTAGCTAGTCAGGAGCGGGCGATGCACCATTTGTCAGAGTTCCAGCAGGGTCTAATTAGTGTTAATGAGTATCGTCAAGCGGTGGGTCGTAAGCGTGTTGATGGTGATATTGCTGATTCGTTGTTGGCTAACCCGAATCAGACGCCGATTGCGAATACTGAGAAGACGCAGGAGGAGATTGCTGCTGAGCAGGAGGAAGCGGCGGCGGCTGAGGGCGGTGCAGTTCCGAC